AAGTGTGTTGATTGTCAAGCTCAAGGATTTATTTATAAAGACTTAGATGATAAGGCAGGATTTACTGCTTTTCCAGATTCTGTTATGGATGTGGCAGAGGGCGGATTTAAAACAGATAAGATTACACTTGTAAAAATGGCAAAACGAGGTGACCAATTCTTAAAAGTATTTGTTGAAAAGATTACTAGGTATAGTGCTTTAGAATCATATCTAAACACATTTGTTGATGGTATAAAAAGACATACAACAAAAAAGAATTATCTTTATCCTAGTTTTATGCAAACTGTGACGGCAACTGGCAGGCTCTCTAGTCGTAATCCTAACTTCCAAAATCAACCAAGAGGTAATACGTTTCCTATTCGTAAAGTTATAGCCTCAAGGTTTGAGGGAGGTAGGATTATGGAGATAGACTTTGCTCAGTTAGAATTTAGAACTGCTGTGTTTCTTGCACAAGATAAACAAGGTATCGAAGACATTAAGAATGGTGTTGATGTACATCAATACACTGCTGATATTATTGGTTGTTCTAGACAAGAAGCTAAAGCACATACATTTAAACCTTTGTATGGTGGTATGTCTGGTACAGAAAATGAAAAGAAATATTATACAGCTTTTCTAAAAAAATATCCAGATATAAAAAAATGGCATGAAAAATTACAAGACGAAGCCATACGAAGAAAAGTTATTACACTACCCACAGGAAGACAGTATGCTTTTCCAAAAGCAGAACGCATGCCTTGGGGTGGTTCTAGTTTCTCTACACAGATAAAAAATTATCCTGTGCAGGGATTTGCCACGGCCGATATTGTTCCTCTTGCTTGTATCAATATACAACAACTTCTCGAAGAGAACAATACCAAGAGCCTACTTGTCAATACAGTACACGATTCTATTGTGGCTGATGTATTCCCCGGTGAGGATGAAATTGTCGCTGAGTCCTTACGCAGTGGTTGTTTAGGGGTAGTACAGAAAATGAAGGATATGTATGGTATTGACTTCAATGTTCCTATGGATGTTGAGATAAAAGTAGGCTCTAATTGGTTAGAAACTAAAGTTTATGCTTGACAATACTGTTAGAAATGCTACTATTATAATTAAATTAACCATGGAGGTAATATGGTAAATGACTTAAAAGCATTTGAATCTCTTAGTAAAGAGGAGATAATGCGAATGACTGGGCAGGATGATGGCTCTGTAATTAGTACAGGAACTCTGTCTCGGTTAACAATAAACAGGTCTGCAGAGGATGATGATGGAAATCAATTATCCGCAGGTGTTTATACTGTATATGATTCTGGAATAGAATCTAAAGTATATAGTATTAAAGATAAACCTATTCAGTTTAGACCTTTTATAAATGCCTATCAATACATGGAATATGACTCTGATAATAATCAGTATTCATGTTCTTCTGTTATATTTAAATCATGGAAGGAGGAACCTATTGATACTAATGGGGGAGTCAGATGTGGTAAAGTAATAGGCAAAGATAAAGAACAACTTACACAAGGTGAAATAGATGCTCAACGTAATATTAAATGTTATCGTTTAGTATATGGTTTAGTATCAATGGATGCTACAACAGCTACAGGAGATTCAACTCATGTTGATTCAATGCCTGTATTATTTCGTGTAACAGGTTCTAATTTTACACCAATAGGTGAGGCACTAAAAAGTCTCAAAGGTAGAGATAGCTTAATGCAAAATCACTTATTAAACTTAACAACGAAACGTAAAAAGGCAGGTAGTAATGTGTACTACGTCTCTAACGTTTCAGTAGATAGTAAGGAAGTTGAATTTACTAAGAAAGACCTAGAACATATGGATATGTTTAGTGCTTTAATAGAAGAAGAAAACTCTCGAGTATCTGAAAAATATCAAAAAGCACATAGCAATAAGGAACAAGATGCGGCATCTGCCAAGGTTATAAACCAAATGGCTGATGACCCCGAAATGGTGTTAGCCTCATAGTGTCTACTATTCTTAACAGAGTGCAATTATTTTTAACGGAGGCCAATAAGGCCTCTGTTCCTATTTCTAGCACTATAATAAATGAATTTGGAGAGGCATGTAAAGCCGCATTTAAAAAACAATTTACTGAGGAGAGAGAAACAAAATTTAAACCACGCATGAGTAGTATTGGAAAGCCTCTATGCCAATTACAAATGGAAAAAAGTGGTGCAGTAGCAGAGACACCTTCATATCAATCTAAAATGAAATTTATATTTGGAGATTTAGTAGAGGCACTAGCAGTAGCTATATTAAAATCATCTGGTATAAAAATAGATGACTTTCAAAAGAAAGTATCTCATACATTTGATAAAGATAAAATTAATGGTACATATGATGCTAAAATATTAGGTAAAGTTTGGGATATAAAAAGTGCATCCCCTTATTCATTTAAATATAAATTTTCAGAAGGCTTTGATGCTATATTAAAAGATGATATATTTGGGTATGTATCACAAGGTTATTTATACTCAGAAGCAGAGGGAGTTGATTTTGGGGGATGGATTGCTATTGATAAATCATCTGGAGAATGGGCTGTAGTTGAGACCCCTATTAATGATGAAAAACATGCAAAAGAAGCCTTAGAAAAAGCAAAAAGTAATCTTAAAGCATTGAATAATGATGAGCCATTTAAAAGACAATTTGAAGATATACAAGAAACTTTTAATGGTAAACCTACAGGTAATAAAATTCTTGGTAAAGAATGTTCTTTTTGTTCATACAAAAAAACATGTTGGGAAAATCTTCAGCATTTGCCACAACAACAATCAAAGGCTATAAGCCCAAAGTATCTTTGGTATACAGAGATAACTAATCCAAAAGAGGAACATGTCGACAGTTAGAAGTAGAAAAGCTAAAGGTAGAAGATTACAAAACTGGGTAAGAGATACATTATTATCTATATTTACTTCATTAGATGATAATGATATAAGCTGTGCTATTATGGGGGAAACAGGGGAGGATATTAAGTTATCCAACCCTGCTAAAAAATTAATACCTTATTCTTTTGAATGTAAAAACAAAGAAACATTTAAAGGTATATATGATATTGTTGCTCAAGCACAAAGCAATTCAAAGGCAACGGATGTGCCAGTTGCTATAATTAAAATGAATAAGTTTCAGCCACTTGCTATCGTTGATGCTACACATTTTTTAAAACTGATAGGAAAACAAAATGGCTAAAGAAAATGGTATTGATACACAAAATAGTATTACAATATCTATATATCCTTCTGATGATGGATTTGGGTGTGCTGTTGCAGAGCCCCAATATGCACCTTTAACTAAATCATTTAGCATTGCTTTGACAATAGCACATGGTATGGTTAAAATGGCATTGGAAAGACCAGATATTGTATTTGATGAAGGCGTAGACGCTCTAGCAAACCCCGTAGAAAGTGATGCTGTGGTTAGTATTAATGATATGGTAAAAAAGGTAAAGTTACATTAATGGAAACACAGATAAAAGAAAATAAAAGTAATAATATTAAACAACTAAAAGAGAGCGATTTCTCTGTAACTAAATTTTCTAAAGACTTATCATATGGTAAGAAACATGAAAAACTTGTCATGAAATCTATGGAAAACTTTGAATTAAAAACAGATAGAATGGCTCATAAAACAGGCAATGTATACGTAGAGTTTCAATCACGAGGTAAAGATAGTGGTATTACTACAAGCAAATCAGATACATGGATATTTAAAATAGTTAGTAAAGGAGATAGACATTTATTTTCTGTACATATTCCCTTGACAAGATTAAAAAAATTAGTTAGTAAAGATTATAGAGTTGTGCCGGGCGGGGATAACTTAACATCAAAAGGATATTTAGTTCCTATTACTGATTTAATAAAAATATGACAGTTGAATTTTGGCAATGGTGGATTTTAATTATGGTAACAATAAACACTTGCATAAATACTATTGTATTTTTTGTTGGTAGAAAATTTAAGAAGAAAAAGAAATGAAGACAAAAGAATTTTTATCTGAGGCTATTAGATTATCTGGTACAGATAGACAAAAGGATTATGGTGATAAAACTGAGAACCATAATAATATAGCTAGGCTATGGTCAGCCTATCTAAATACAAAAATAGAAGCTCATGATGTTGCATTAATGATGGCACTATTAAAAATGGCTCGTACTAAACTTGGGGCAGTTAGTAAAGATACTTATATTGATATGTCAGCTTATAGTGCAATAGCAGGTGAGATTAAATTTGGAGGAAAGTGATGACAAACTACATCATAACAGAAGAGCAGTTGCAGGTTATAATGAAATATATGTTCACTAAACCATATAATGAAGTTGCTCAAGGAATTGCAGTATTAAGTAAATTGCCAAAATTAGACCCTAAAATAAATCCTAATTTTGTGCAAGATGATGCAAAAAAAAATGACACCAAGAACTAAAGAGGCTATCCTATTTAGCACTGTGGTGTCAATAAATAATAACGGTAATTTAATTACAAGGCATGAGTCATTGCCTACTAAAGAAGTTCTAAAAGAACTTGGTGATGACTATTATGCTCATCTAGTGTCTGCTATAGTAAATCACTGTAAAGCAGACTCACATCATTTTGATGATGCTTTACGCAATTTGTTGAGGAGCATTTGACATTAATCCTTGCTGTTGCTCTTCTATACTTCCTATTGGTGACATGTTATTTTGAGCCATTGCATTTGACATTGGAGTTGGTACAGCAATAGGCTGTTTAATCTCATCTACTACAGCCGCAGGTGCTTTTGGAGCATTTGCTGTTTGTGTTTGTAAAGGAGTTTGTGGCACTCTTTCTCTTTCTGACATTAACGAATTTGTCATAGGTGTAGCTTTTGTATTAGTTATACCTGCCATACTTCCATATTCTTCTACTAATTGATTAAAATTAACATCCCGCATAGACTTTAACAAATCAGCAATAAGCATTGGTCTTGTAACATTACCATCCATTGGAGTTGTTGGTTGCATCCTAACGGATTCATTCTGTAATTGTGATGTTAAAGATTGTGTAGTTGGTAATGCCATTTAACCTCCTAATGGATTTTTACTTTGTAGTTTTATTTCATCTATTTGTGCATCTTGCACTTCATTTTCTTTTTTAACAATAGCTACATCTTTACTTAGCTGTTCAATATCTTCTTCTAATTCCCAACCATATTCTTCTAACATTTGAAGCTGTTCAAGAAGAGGTTTTAAATTAGCAGGTTCTGGTAACATAGCTATCTGTTCTCTAATTTTACCTATCTCTTTAAATACTAAAGTTAAATCAGTAGGTTTAATTTGTTCTTCTACTTTTGCAATTCTATCAATCAAATCAACTTTATATTCATTAGCATATAGTAAAGCACTATCTATTTTTAAATTAAGTTCTTTATCTTTTTCTTTTAGTGGGCTTAAATTAACTGCAGGTGTAGATTCTATTGCATCAAGACGTGAGTTAAACTGGCCCCATGTGTAAAAACCCCCACCTATTGCTCCAATTACACCTAAAAGTGCCGCATATGTGCTTAGTTTATCCATTATCTTCATTGTTTCATTGCCTCCAATTCTAATTTAAGTTTATTAGTTTTATTTCTTGCTTCTAGTAGTTGTACTCTATGTACTTCTACTGGGTCATTTTGAGAATATTTTGCAAGGGTAACATTCCCATAAATCTCTTTGTTGTAGACGCTTAAATCTACTTGATTAAATAAATCTAAGTTTTGATTATTATATATATCTTTTGATTTATAAAATTGAGTTTTATTATAAGCGTCTAATGTATTATTCTTAAAAAATATATCTTCTTTTGTTAAGTTTTGAGTTGTTTCTTTTGTAACTTTAGCTATTTGTTTTGCTATAGCTTTTAAATTCTTTTTTAATTTGCTTTCTACTTTTGCAACATCTGTAACAGCCCCGTCTTTGGAGTCCACTTCTCCTCCGTCTTCCGGTTGTACACTGTCTTCTTCTCCACTATCTTCTGACTGTACTTCGGAGTCCTCAGTGCTTTCGCTACTGGGTTTGTCTTCTTCTGGGCTTGGTTCTTCTGTTGATTCATTGTTTGCTATTTCTTTTTCTTCTTCTATTGGTTCTGCTTCAGTAGATTTAGGCTCTTCCATTGCCTCTTCTTTTTCTTCAATAACCTCTGGTACGCTTTCTTCGTTAGTTGCGACTTCTTCCATCGGTTCCTCAAACTCTTCAAAAGATTCCTCAGTAAGTTCGTCATTGAACTCCTCCTCAGTTATCTCTTCAAAAAACTCTTCGGCTGTTATACCTTCTTCCTCAAGAAACTCTATGAACTCTTCTTCCATACCAGTCTCTTCTAAAAAATCTGTAAAGTCTTCTTCAAATTCTTCTGTAAATACTTCCTCTACCATCATTGGTGGAGGTTCCATTGTAAAATCGTTTTCAAAAAATACCTCTTCTATTTCTGGTATTTCTTCAAAACCCTCCATATCAAACTCTTCCATTATTGGAGGTAACTCTTCTATGTAAATTGTTTCTATATCTTCAAAATAAATTTCATCAAATGTAAATTCATCTTCTATAACTATGTACTCTTCTTCAAAATATATATCATCTGTATCCCAATTAAAATCATCTGGAATATCTTCTACTATATCAATAATATCTTGGTCAATATCATCTATAACCTCTTGCGTGTCCTCATTAATAGGGGGTACGGATGTGTAAGTAATATTTAATTGAACATTATCTACGTCTGGCCCACGATGAGAGTTGTCATAAGCTGTACCTGCTGTCTCATTATACAACTCTGCTCTAATTGTAATATCTGTTTGTGTATTTGAACCTTGAATGTATTCATTTGTATAATTTGTAAATGTACCAACACCTGTAGTGCTGTCAGTTATTTCTCTAACTTGTGTAGATACTGAACCATCGGCTCCTGTAACAGTTTGTTTAAGAGTAAGTGTGTTTTCTATATTGTTCCAAAACCATACGTCTGCTCCCATGGTTGAGGTAAAACCTTGATTAACTTCTGATTGTGTTAAATGGCCATCACCAACTAAATCTACATCTTGATATACATTATCTTCTTCGTGTCCTTCAAATGCTAATACACCACCAGTATCATCCATGCCTGTTTGATATGGAAATCCATTCCAAGCACCATGTGTATGAATACCCTCGTCACCACTTGTTGACCAACCAGTTGTAGTTGTAGTGTTACCTGTTCCAAATGTAGAGTTATTTAGTATGTTTCCTGTTGTTAAAGTTTCTCCAAAAGATTTAAAAGATATTGTTAACGCACAAAGAAGTAATAAAAAAGACCTCCAATTATACTTATATCTACGCAAACTGACCATATAATATATACCCTAATCATCCATAATGTTGCACTCTTTATCATTTGTGAACATTAATTATTCTTGTCTGTTTTGTTTCTAAATCTGTTTCAACAATTATGTTATTTATTTCTTCTTGTTTCTTTAGTGTTTCTAACTTAGCTTTTTCCTCTGCTATCTTTCTAGCTATAGCTTCTTGTTCTAATCTTAATCTTTCTGCTTCTTCTTGTCTTGCTATCTCCGCTAATTCTTCATCAATCTTAGAACGATTGTCGAGTTTTGCTACATAAGAATCATAGTCTGGTCTCTCAATATCGTACTTATTCCACTGTTCTAACGCTTCTTTTCCTATCTTTCCTTCGAAAGGACAAGGAGTGCCTGCGTGAGCCATTGCGGAAAAAACTCGCTCATCTTGACACAAAATTGACACAGCCGCTACCTTCATTCCATAATCAAAAAGTACCTTACTTAATTTTATACGCTCACAATTTAAATCCCGGACATGCTTGCCACCAGATATACCAAGACCCAAAGTAGACACGGAACCGCTAATACCAGTGCTACATACATCTTGAGACATTGCAGAAAATGATGGGGCGTTAGCTGAATTGACGGGTACATCTGACCCATTGGTAGTGCTGTTATTGGTTGTTGTTGATGTTGTTGTGTTTGTTTGTCCATCGTTATTGTTTGTCGTTGTTGATGTATACCCACCTGTAATTTGGGTGTTACTGCCCGAAGAATTTGTTTGTGCGTTATTATCATTTGTAGAATCTCCCCACGCTGATGAGCTTATACAAAGTATAAAAGTTAATAAAAATGCTAGAAGTAGGTTACTTTTTAACAAGACTACCTCCAAAATATAATCCAATAATTGCAGACATTAGGTGAGTATCTAAAGGTGTAATAACAACACCAAAAAACTCTTTATCCATAGTCATTTCTTTTTGTTCTACTAAGAATAAAAAACCTCTAGAAAATTCTGTCCAAGTTAAGTAAACACTTGTATCAAAAAATACAGGTACTAACTTAGGCCAAGCAATAATAAAGAACACAGCAGTTAATGCTATAATTCTTCTAGTAAATTGAAAACCCTTATTGTCATAGGTTCTTGCATCACTAATATGTTTCATTTGGTTATCAGCCCTAGCTAATAACATTTTTTGCTCGTCTTGTTTTGCTTTGATACTCTGTGACCAGATGGACATAACGCCACCTAGGACACTAGAGCCTAGCATTGTAATCATTTCTACTGGCAACCCACCTAACATCTAATAATCTCCCTATACTATGTAACTAAATACAATTAAAACTATGATAGCTCCCAAAGCACCAACAACTATTTTGCCTCGCTTAGTCAAGCTACTCCACATATCTTTTAATTTACTCATTGTTTCTCCTCTATTTTAAAAATTTCATAAATGTATATAATCCACCTAATAAAGCACCAATAAATAGTGCCACTTTAAGACCTCCTATACCCATATGAGCGGAAGTGCTTAAATCTCTTATTTGTTTTTGCATTATACTTATATCTTCTCTAATGTATTTAACGTCTGTTTTAAGTTCCGCTATCATTGTTTTTTCTTTATCCCAGTTGTCAGCCATACTAAACTCCCGTTTTATTTAATCCTGCTATTGGAAAACTATCAAATTCAACACAGTAGGAATCCATTGCTGTTACTGATTTGTACTCTGTAGATTTGTTGTTGTATGCATCGTGTAATTCATATCTTGCTACTTGACATTCTTCTTCACTTGAATAAATAAATCCGTTGTACTTAACTGAGGGAGCATTAGGCATTGATATTAAAACCAACATAAACCAAACTTTTATCATGGAACTAAATTGTTCATCTGCGAATCAACAGGACTACCACTGTAAGCCCCGGAATGTTCTTGTTTAGTATAAGAACCACTACCCTCTGGAAATAAAGTTTGAAATTGTTCTTGTTGAGACATGTCTACATCCCTACTTTCTAAAAATTCAGCAGGTGCTTTTATTCCAGATTCTATTGTTCCTAATGGCATGTCACCCGGAAATCTAGATTCTGTAAAAGGTAAACCTATAGGATTAAATCCAAGTGCCCAATCTGGTATAGAAAGATTTTCTGATTCTGGTTCTACAATAGCTGTTTCAATGTAAGCCGCAGTTAAAACTCTATTAAAATCTTTATCAATTTTACTATCTATAGCACCTCTTTCTGCTATTTCATTTATAACTCTAGCGGCATCTTTGTTTTTTAACATTTCTTTTATAAAATTACCTTTACCTTTATAAATACTTCGTAAAGTTAATTCAGATACAACAAATCTAACACCTATAACTCCTCTAGCTACACCATATATTCTACTTAATATAGCAGGCAAAGTTAATCCACCCGGATACATCATATTTATCATAGTATCACCAAATTTAAACATATCACCTTGCATCCTAGAAAACATTTCAGTAGACGCTTGTAAAAATTCTAGATGTTCTTTATCTAAAATATTAAGAAGAGCGGCTTCGTTTTTATCTAAGAAACCTTTCATACCCGGAAAATCAAAATGTAAAGCTTTTTTAGATTGGCCATTTACTATTGACACACCACCTAGTTTATTACTAAATGTCATGTTAATGTAATCACCAACCATATTAGCTACTTGTTTATTAAACTCATCAGTATTTTTAAATACTCCTTGTTGTATAAGTGTTTCTCCTAATAGATTTAACTCAAGACCAGTTCTAGATTTTGTAGAACTTCCAATAAAATATTCAACAAAGTTTGTTGTATCATTTATTCCTGCATTTAATTTTGATACTTGGTCTAGTATAGCTCTTTCAGCCTGTTGATTTGCTTTTCGTATTACAGTTCCATCTGTACTAGCTTTTGTTACAAGATTTTGTTGTATTTTTTTAATTTGTTTTTCTAAACCTTTATTTTCATTTAAAGCTTTTATTAACCCTTGTTCATCCATAGCTATTCTATCAACATTATACAGTGATACTTTTCCACCACCTTTAACATCAAAAGTTAATTGATTAGCTAGTCTATATAAATCGTGAAAAGTATTTACAGCTTGACCAGACTTATCTACAATTTCACCATCTAAAATTCTATAGGTTCCATTTAAAAACTTAGCAGAATTGTTCCGTATTTCTTTTGCAATTGAATCGTCAATTAAGCGTGTTGCATAAGCTTGCCACATTAAAAACCCTTCACTTCCCGGATTAATAAGGTAACCTTCACCCGGCACATACTCACCAATATTCATTGCTATTTGGTCACGAAATAGCTCTGGATTTTTTTTAACTTTATTAAAGTCTATCCATTTTGTTGGATGTGTTTTAAATGTTCTTCCTCCCGGCGTGTATGGCCCAAGTAAAAATTCTTTACCTAGTTGTGAATAAGATATCCAATTAGCACCAATTTTTCCTATGTCAGAATCTTTATCTAAATATCTATTAGCATAAATATACTTGTAAGTTTCTCTAGCAGTTTTTAATTCACTTTCTAAATTAGGATACACATCTTTATATTTTACAGATAAATCAGTTATAAGTTTTTCTGAATCATCAAACAAAGAACCAAAAGTTCCTGCTGATGGGTCTCCTTTTTTAGATAAAGCAAATTCAATTCGTTGAAATCCGCCTCGTAATTTATTTAATTCTTGAATATTAAATGTTAATTCTAAACTTTTACCTGCATCATCTCTTATGCTAGAACGTAGCCATTCAAACATTGTCATACTATCTATTGTACTTGGTTTAACACCTAGTTGTTCTGCTAAAGCAAATTGTTTTTCTTTATACCATTTATCATACTCAAGTTTTTTTAAACTAGGAGATAAGCTATCTAAGTAAGTAGGAGTTTTATCTAATACATGAAGTTTTCGTATTTGTCTTTCTGCCGCTTCATCAAATACAACTTTTAATTCTTTAAATTCTCTTGGTGCATTTTTATTCCCTCTCCAAAATACTTCTATAGATTTTAAATTGTTTTCATCTTTGCCATAAAATTTCCAAAAACTCTCAAATAAACCAAATCCATCTATCTCAGCATCTTTATATTTTTTGTATAGTTCTTTAAAAGGAACATTTGCTTGTTTGTAATGTAATCTTTCATTCATTACTAAAGATTTTGCCAACCAATTAGACATCTGTTCTATATTTCTAGAATCAGGTAGACTAGATTTTTCTACATTTTTTATTGCATTAGTTATTTGTTGATTTATTATATCAACTCCTTCTCGGTAAAAAGTTATATCGTTGACCATACCTTGATATTGTTTCTTATTAATCATTGTGCTAAGAATAGGGTCATTTTCTACAAACTTAAAAAAGTTATCCATTTTTTCTAAGTTGTTATAGAGTAACTCTGAATCATCCCACATAGGATGACTTACATCACCAATACTTTCAAAAAATCTTTTACTGTCGTTAAGTAGCATTTCAAATTCTTTTGTTGTGTCCATTGTATTTTGATTAGCAAAATCAGAAACAGCATTTTGTATTGCTTTAAATTCTTGCTGTACACCGCCTCCTTGTGTACCTACTAAACCTCTAGAAGATTTATTAGACATTTCTGCTATAACGTCATTTATAGCACCTAACATATATTGATGACGAGATAAACTTTCTAAAAATTCTGGATTAGCAATATCAAATAAAGATGTTACAGTTGTATTAGAAATTTTAGCCGCATCTCTAGCCGCCATCATAGGCCCCATCATAGATATTAATGCAAACTGCTCGTGTAATAAATGAATATTTTCTGCACCTAGTGTGCCTTCCATTTTTTCAACTAATGCATTGTAGTCATCCATGTTAGCTTGTATGTGTTTCATAACATCTGGGCCGCCATTATTTAACATCAACGCAAATTTTTCAAATTGATTAAATTCTGCCCAAGTTATTTCACGATATGCTTTTAATTTTTTATCCCATATTTTTGTGTTACGCAAAATTTCTGGTTTTATTCTCATAACATCAGCTTCAAAACCTAATGAACCATTTCTAAGTCCTGTAGAAAATATGTCTAAGAAAGAAGCAACTCCATGATACCCAGTTCTACCTACTCCTAAAACCCAATTACCACCTACTCCAGTTCCTATACCACCCATAATGCCACCTAAAAATTCATAGTTGTCACCAAACATTTCTGCTATAGATACAGCACCTGCCGCAAATCCTAGCTCCATTGCCGCATCTTGTTTAAATATTTTAGGTACTCCTTTTATTTCATAACTTAATTGTCTAAATTTTAAATCTCTAGCCGCATCGTGTAACCTAATTAATTTTTGTTTATCTATTTTACCTTTATCAAAATCAATTAAACCTTGTTGATATTTTTTATTTGCTTCTGTAATGTCATCAGATAATTGTTTAGATTTTTTCATAAATTCTTTTGAATTACGAATCTCTATACCTGTTTTTATTTGTCCTTTATTAAAAAATCTAGTAAACCAACTTGATTTTGTAGCGTTAGTTGTATCCATTGCAGGGTACTTATCTTTTATGTAAACATTAACTAAATCATCTTCGGACATTCCTTTTTTAAATTCTTTAGTTTTTTTAAATTCAGTAGCCCATTTACTAAAATCATCATATTTTTTTATAGCATTTTTGTATAGGCTAGTAGAAATTGTTGCCGCTATAGGTGCAAAGTCTACTACATACCCAGTAGTTTTAGTTGCAAAACCCCCTGCATCTTTTTTTAGTTCTTCTAAAACAGTTATAGGTATTTCTATACCACCTTGTTCTCTTATTCTATTTTGCCACCACTCTGTAGATGTAGGAAATTTATCTTGAGCAAAACCTTCTAACATAGATTGCTCCATGCCTCGCATAATATCTAATTCTTCTAAACTTTTATTTTTTACCCATCCATAATTCCATCCTAACTCATCTTCTTCACCTGCAATAGCCATGTTAATAGCATCTAATCTAGCTTGGCTATTTTTCATTGCATTACCAGTTATAAAATTAGGAGGAAACGCTATAAAATTATCATATAAACCATCAAACATAGTAAATAAACCAACTGTTTTGTCAGCATTTGAAATAGCTCCTGTCTCCATATTAAATGGAAGAAAGAAATTATTGTCTACTAATGTTTTTACTGAATCGGGGGAAATATTATTTTTTCTTAAAACCTGTACTTGATTGTTGTTAAATGTATTAACATAGTCTGGTTCTCCAAATATAGCTGTTTCTTGTTTTGTTTTTTCTGCTACTTGACTAGTATATATTTCACTGATAGCATCTAAACCCATTGCATCTTCATAAGGACTTTTTTCTACGGGTTTAGGTTTGTTAAGTTCTAAATGTTTTTGAAATAAATCTTCTTTAAACTCATCTTGTATATCCGGGTTATTTAAATATACAGCTTCACCATCTTTTCCATAAGGGTAAATAGGAGAACCTCCATCAAAAGCACTTTTACGAAATGCGTCACCTTCAAGTATAGTAGGATTTTCTAGTAGTTCGTTTGTCTGTTCTTCTACAGTAGCCATTTACATATCCTCATCTAATGATTTGTTCGGGTTAACTCCTTCAGTTTCTTTCCAAATATCTTTTACTATTTTTTCATTACCTGCATCTTTATTTTGTGTTTCTCCAAAAAAATTTTTGTAAGTGTCAAATATTGAATTATCAAATGATAAGTAATCTTCTTCTTTTAAGTTATTAACAAGAACAGGAAAATGTTTTTCTACATCAGAATATTGCATAGGCATCCTTGTACCATTATTATAAACTGTATAAACAATAGATTTACCATCAACTTTTTCTATTCTAGGCCCAGTCATTTTAGCTTTACCCGGGTAACCACTACCTGTAAAATAATCATCTTTTATAGATGAAATTTCAACTTCAGCGTCTGCATAACCATTTAATTGTTTAGTTAATTCTTTATAAGTTTGTACTCCATTATAATTAATTAATTTTTCGTACTTAACAGCCGCTTGCATATTTTGTATTGCATTAACATTATCTAAATCTGTTTTGTATTGAGCTATAATACTAGGTAATCTAACTGTTTTATAAATTGCTTCTAATGCTGATAAGTTTAATCCTTTAGAAGTAAATAAACCATTATACATTGCTCTGTCCATAATAGCATAGTCAGTATCAGATATAGTTTTACCACCCGTACCACCTTGTAAAATCATTGATACACTATAATTTAATGCTGTAGCAAAAAACTTTCTTTGTGCTTCTACTTGTAAAGTAAAATCATCATCTTGATACATTGCATCTAATACATTTACTTTTTTGCCATTGTAATTAAAAGTATTTACAGCCTCTCTTGCTTTACTTTGTAAACCATTTGTTACAGCAACATTTTGTAAAAAAGATTTAGCATCTGATTGTGTTACAGCTTCACCTAATAGTTGTATTTGTGATTGAACACCTTCTATAATAACTGCTAAATCTAGTACACCTCCTGTTAAAGGAGAACCACCATACCTAGGGTCATAAGTAGTTAAAATATTATTCATAATATTTATAGCATTTATACCTTGTGTAGCAGTATTTTTTATGTCAGCTATAGTAGTGTCACTAGAAGATATAAGTCTTTTTTGTGCATCTTCTGCTTTATCATCACCTAAGACTGTAACAAAAGCAGGGTCTTTATCTCCTATAAGTGTTGGTAAAACACCTAAAGCTAAAGTATCAAGTCTTGCTTCATGGTCTATTCCTTCATAAAACATGCTACCATCTTCTGCCATTACATATCCATCTTTAGTTCCATACACTTCTGAATTAGAGTTCCAAAAATCTAATAATGCTATACCATCTTTTATTGTACCTGTTTGTGCGTAAGTGTTAGCTTTACTAGCCGCTATTAAATCTTGAGGTCTATCTTTTAAATTATATATTACCTCCATATTTTTATTCATTCCTTCTTCACCAGATGTAAGCTCGGGATTGTAATTTGCTACAATTTCTGCTGACGCAAAAACATCTTCTAAAGGAATATTAGGATATAATTTTGAAATATTATCTAATGGTAAAATAAAATCATAAGTTCCTTCTTCATCTGATTTCATTAGCATATCAGATATGTTACTATATTTTTCTTTAACATCTTTGTAAGCTAAAGTTTTAACATAGTTAGTAGAATCTGTATGAGCTTGACTAATATTTAATACATCTGGATATTTTTCTGGGTCAAATAAATTTTGAAAAGGCCCTTTACCATTTTTATTAGGTTTAATACGAGCAAACGCAAGGTATGCTCCTGTATCTAAATTCTTTTTAGCGTTACTAAGTCTGTATTTATTAAATAAAGTTGTTGCATAAGTTTGAAAATCAGCTAATTCAGAATCATCTAGTTTTAATACTCTATCTTTAAATCCGGGTATACTCCACAAGTTATTTAAATCTTCCATTTTTTTGTAATCCCACTCTGGGCCTACTTCTGGATTACCATCTGAAGATGGATATTGATTTAATTTAAATGAATTATTGCCTTTTCCAAATACAGTAAAACCATTTGCCGCCGCTACTGCATTTGAAGCACTTGCTAAAGTATCTTTGTATTTTTCTATTTCTTTTTTATCTATAAGTTCTTGTAGTCTATTTTTTTCTAGGTTGGTTTGTTTTACTTCTTCTAAAGTTAATTGAAAAGCTTGGTCACTTTTAATTTTTTCATCTTCTCTATTCCATTCAGCTAAATTATTGTTTATATCTAATTGATTTTCATAATCTTTTAACTCAAATTGAAAATCTCGTTCTTCTGTTAATAGCTTTAATTCTTGTTCATTTTTTGCATCCAATAAAATTTGGTCGTATTCCGCAGAAGTTTCAGCTTGCTTACGTTGGTTATATCTTTTCAACATTCCTGTTCCAAAAGAAACTAATAAAGGTACTGCTCCCATTTTATGCTTCCTCCCTAATTTGTTCCTGTTGTGGCATATCCATAAATCCTCCTTGAGATTCTTGTCCTTCGACTACTTTTGCTCTGTTGCCTTTTCTATGTTCTTGTTCAGCCGCTACTTCTTGTAGTATTGCATTTAATTGTTGCGGGTTTCTATCAGCCATCATACGCATAGTTGTATCATCATCCATACCACTTGCTTCATCAATACTTGTATCACCAGAAAAAATCTTAACAGGTATATCTGCTTCTAACGCCATATTAATTAGTACCATTGCAATAGGAGGTTTAATAATTTCTGCTACATCTGGTGTCATTACACCTCCTGTAAAACCACCCAATGCAATTGTATTAGTTATTTCTTCTACACTCATTCCGGCAAACATTAATTTTTGAAATCGTGCTGAGTTTGCGGGTTGATTAATTTTATCAACAATAAAATCTACAGCTTCATCTGGGTCTGAAAACATTGCAGGGTTTTCATAAGGTTTACTTTTTGGAGTATCAGTTAAAGAGTGCCCGGGTACGGGTCTATTATACCTA